CCGAGGCCGAGGATAAGAACCTCGGCGACCTGACCACCCGTGCCCGCGACCTTGACGCTCGCATTGCCGATCTCCGCGAAATCCAGATTTCGCATTTGGAGGCCGCCAAGCTTCGCGCCGAGGTTGCTGCCACCGACGAGCCCGAGGAGCCAAAGGCCGTGAACCGCGTTGACGTTAAGTCTGAGCCCCTCACCTACGAGGCGCACAGCCCGCATTCATTTTTCCGCGACAGCTACGCTGCCGAGTACCTCGGTGACCAGGCTGCCCGCGACCGGCTGAACCGGCACCAGTCCGAAATGGCCACCGAGTACCGCGACAGCGGTTCGGCCAATTTCGCTGGTCTCGTGGTCCCGCAGTACCTCACCGGACTTGCGGCCCCGTTCCTCCGCGCCGGACGTAACACCATGGACGTGGCCAACCAGCTGCCGCTGCCCGCTAACGGCCTCACCGTTAACGTTTCGCGGCTCACCACCGGTTCGTCCGCTGCCGCTCAGGACGGTGACAACGGTGCCGTGACCGAGGCGACCCCTGACGACACGTTGCTGACCGTGAACGTCCGCACCTACGCCGGAATGGTTGACGTTTCACGTCAGGCCATTGAGCGCGGCACCGGTGTTGACACGCTTCTGTCCGCTGACCTTGTGTCCGCGTACAACAGCGCGGTGAACGCCGACGTGATTAATGGTGCTGGCACCTCTGGCACGCACCTCGGAATCTTGAACACCTCGGGAATTGGCGACGTTGACGTGGACGACGCGTCCCCGACCGCTGTTGAGACTTTCCAGCAGGTCATTAAGGCCATCAGCACCGTCACCGCTGCCCGTTACACGCAGCCTGACGTGATCATCATGCACCCGCGTCGTTGGGCCTACCTCACCGCCGGTTTGGATTCCTCCAACCGTCCGCTGGCTGGCATTCAGGGCAATTCGGGCCAGAACATCGTCGCGCTCGGCAATCCTGGTGCCTACGGCACCGCTGCTGGCGAGCTTGCGGGAATTCCGGTTGTCGTTGACGCTGGTATTCCCGTGAACCTCGGTGCTGGCACCGACGAGGATGCCATCATCGTGGCGAACCGCGCCGACCTCGTGCTGATGGAGCAGGCGGCCAGCCCGCTGATGCTGCGCTACGAGTCGGTTGGCTCGGGCACGCTCACCACCCGCATGGTGGTGTTTGGTTACAGCGCGTTCACCGCTGGCCGTTACCCTGGTGGTATCTGCAAGGTTCAGGGCACGCTGCTCAGCGCGACGCTCTGACCTAACCCCGCAGTGGCGGTGGCCCTGATCCCCTCCACAGGGCCACCGCCACACCACGAGGAGCAATGATGAGCGACAAATACACGCAGAACCTGATCGCGGCTGGTGCTGATCCAGTGCTGGTCAGCAAATACCAGCAGGTGCCCGCACCTAAGGCTGTTGCCGAGCCCGCACAGGCCCCTGAGGAGCCCGCTAAGCCCCGCAAGGCTGCTAAGCGCACCCGTAAGGCCGAGTAATGGCCTACACGACCACCGCGCTGGTAAAAGCGTCGCTAGGTATTCCATCGGCTACCACCTCGGAGGACACCGCTATTGCGGCTGCTATCGCTGCTGCTGAGTCGCTGATCGATAACTACACCGGTCGCACATTTGAGACTGTCACCGAGGCACGCACGTTCCTGCCACGCACGGCCAGCATTCTGGACGTAGACGACATTGCCACGCTGTCAGGGCTCGTCATTAAAAGCGACGAGGACCAAGACGGCACATTTGAGACCACGTTGGCTATTGGCACCGATTTTGTTGCGGTTGGTAATGCCAGCCCGTGGCGCAAATTCACGCAGGTCAATCAGGGTTGGCCGCTGTCAATTTACGGTCGCCCGACTGTGGAGGTAACCGCGACATGGGGTTACGCGTCAGCGGTACCGGACAACATTAAGCAGGCTGCGCTACTCATGTCGTGTCGCCTGTTCCAACGTAAGGCCAGCCCGCTCGGATTCCAGGCCGGTGCGATCAGCGAATTTGGGCCGGTCCGGATCAGCCGTCAGGACCCTGACGTGGCAGCCCTGCTGCACGGTGTGAAACTGATCGGTGTTGCGTGAGCACCTACACCCAAATAAAAGCAGGTCTATCGGCCACGTTGGACGCGTCCGCAAACCTGTCTGTGGTGTACGCCGACCCGACCGACACACCAATTACACCGTGCGCGATCATTGTGCCTGCACCGGCAGCTGTCGAATACAAACAGGCAATGCAAAACGGGCTCGCCATTCTGGA